AAAAGAAGTTGTTTGAAAACTTGTCCGCAGTTGATTCATTCGTAGACTATCTACGTGCCACAACGGCTAAGGACATACAGCGATATTTCGCAGCAGAAGATGATCGACAACGAGACATTATTCGTGGAGCTTTGTCAAGAACAATGTTCTTTCACGGAATGACAAAAGGTCGCTCATCGTCTAAAGAAACAAAGATCAAAGGTGTAACATATAAGAAGTAACACATATTTGCAATGATATCAAGTATATGTTATAATATATGTTAGATTTATTTGAGTAGTGCGGTCAGGTGCGTTATCTCGGTGCGCACCTGGTCAGACTACTTAATTAGTGGTCTTTATAGGTTAATATCCAAAACCAACTTTGGTGGACTCAACCACCTGTGGCCTCAACCACATTAATCAGGGATCCAGTTAAAAAGGGAAGTTTTGGTAACAAATTGGATATTATGTCAAAAGAAGATATAGAAAAGACAGAAGAACAGCCGGAAGAACCTAATGTATCGGAAGAGATTATTGAGGAGAATGCTGAACTCAAGCAAGCGGTTGCTAATCTAACTTCTGAGATTAAAGAACTTAGGGAGAAGAAGAACGCAGAGATCGAAGAACTACGACAGGTACAAGTTGAACCTGTTGACGAGTCAGATCCTGACGACGTTCAGGCTATTGCATCTAAAGCCGTAGAATCCTTCCTAAATAAACGAGCTGAACAAGATGCTGAAGATGCTCGTAAATCAGCAGAAGATAGCTTTAAGCAGGCGAATAAAGAGTTCCATCCTGATAATGATCCAGGAGGTATCAAGTATAAGGCTTTTCAGAAAACGCTTAACAAATTCAGTCTTGAAGGTCTTAAGACCCGAGAAGACTTTGAATCACGGTTCAACGAAGCATATGAATTTATGCGACGAAAGGATCCACAGGCGGAAGATGAAGTAATTAATCCTTATGCAGAGACTCCAAAGAATCCTTCAGCAACCCCTAAAGTTGACGATGGTGCCAAACTCGATAAACGAGAAGAAGCTCTACTCAAACAGAAAGGTTGGGACAAGGAACGATATCTTAAGGTTAAGGCAAAACGACCTGAGTACGTACGTACACTATTGCAATATGTGCAATAATAGTTAATCACTAAAAGTAAGATGGCTTTTAAACAAATTGGTAGCCTCACTCCACACGGAGCGCCGGTACTACGTCAAGCTGTCATCACAAACAGTGTAGTTTCTACTATTCTTGACTCACTTAAAGTTGCTTCAGGATTCGCTGCTCTCGGTACTGCCGGGGATGCGGTATTCGGACATCTTATGAGTCACGTTCGTGATGAAGGTGTGGGTGTAGAGACATCAGGTGCGACTGGTGCAGAATCAGGCAGCTATGTAGGAACCTACACAGCAGCTTCTGACAACCAGACCGTCGGAATGGCTAAAGCAGTGTGTGATATTTCAAAGTTCACACTCTACTCTGCAGAAGTTGATGCAGCTATCGGAACCACAACTGGTTCAGACTTGCTAGGATACAACATGGATCTTGTTGACGAGGACACTCTCGACGAGTCTACTGCAACTACAGGTACTGCACAGTACCACAACTGGGGCGTTGACGCTAACGACAGCACTAAGGCTGTTGTGAACATCAAAGAAAGCTCTGTATTCGGTGTTTAATTTCATTCTAACTAACTAACATAAAATCATGGAAAATCGTGGAACATGGACTGATTTGATCGCAGGAGTTGGTCTCGAAATTGCAGAGGTTTTCGATCTCGGACAGGAAGAATACATGCCAGGAATTGGTAATGTTTTGACTGTAACTTCAGGTGAGGGCGCAGAGCGCAACTTTACCGGAAAAACGGGACTAGGAGAACTCTATGAGACCGATGAAGGCGATGATGTACAGCTCCGACGTCGATACAAGACGTACACTACAAAAGTTGTTTACAACTGGTACACCAACGGTGTGCAAGTTACTAAGCACAACATGGAGGATCGAGACTTCGATGCTCAACTCGACGAGATGAAAGACCTATCAATTGCTGCAAACTTTGCACAAGACAAGTCAGGTCTTCAGCTCTTCAACGGTGGTTTTGCAACCACAGAAAAGGTCAACGGTTACACAATGACCTTCTACAACGATGGTGTTCCTACCTTCTCAACTGTGCACCCAACAGTAGTACCAGGAGGTTCAACACAATCAAACGCTTCTTCAACAAGTATCGCTTTTGGACATGACAGCCTTGAGACTGCTCACGTTAACCTTGTTGAGCAACAGACTGATGATGGTCTTCCTCTAGCATTGCTAGGAAAGCCTCGTCTTGTTGTACCACCAGCACTTTGGCGCGAAGCTCGCGAAGAAACAGAGTCAAGTCTTGACCCTGAGACAGCGAACAACGCTATCAACGTGTACACTGGTGGAGTAGTAGACATGGCGATGTCAACTCACCTAGCAGCATCAAACGGTGGATCAGACACAGCTTGGTTCCTAGTAGTACCTGGCCGTGATAAGCAGATGCACGAAGTTCGTCAGGGAGCAACTCTTGAGAGTGCACCAGACATTCTAAGTAAAACTGTATCATTCACAGTTGACGCTCGATGGGCAGACTACGTAAAGGATTGGCGACGTAAGTATGGTTCTAAGGGAGACCTTAGCGCATACTCAAGCTAGTAGCAATTAATTAGGAAATAACCCAACAAGAATTATGGCAGAAATGACACAATTTAAGAATGGGATTCTTGATTCAGAAGCCGTAGAGAAGAGTGGAACATATACTGTAGTAATCACTACAGATTCGGGTAAGTCTTTCTCTGTGAAGGATGACACCACTTTCACTCTTCCGGGCATTGCTATTGGAAACGTGTTCACATTCGTGTACGCGGGTAAGGATGGAGAGGCAACTCTCACAATTAGTCCTAACGCATCAGATGGAATTACCTATGCAGGTAGCTCAACTGACAACAAGGACTTGATTCTAACCCAAGCTACAGCACGACGTGGTGACTACGTTAAACTCGCTTCTCTCGATGGCACAACTGCTTGGCAGGTCATTGAGGCACGAGGAACTTGGGCAAAGGAAGCATAATCCTTATTCTATCCAGCCTCCCTCTGGGGGTTGGAATAGGGTCGGGAAGATTTATCAAGTAAAAGATAATTACAATATGTCAATTAAACTTATTAATCCAACTGAGAATCGAATTGAGGTACAATTTGAAGGCGATGTTTACATTCTTGAAGGAAATGGAGAAATCGATATCCAAAACGAGGAACACGCAGAGCGTTGGATGAAAACTCATGGATTTCTTATTCGTGAAGAGGTGAAGGAGGCTTCAAAGCCAGCACCTAAGAAAGCAGCAAAGAAAGTTGCCAAGAAGGTAGAAGAGGATGTCCAAGAAGAAGAGGAAGTTAACAAGAAAAGCAAGAAATAACTATGAGCTTAGCATATCCAACACAACAGACTTTTGTTGCCTTGGGTACCAAGACTGGTGATACTCTTAATGAGATACAGCTAGAAAGTACCTACCAAACAGAGTCTGGACAAACAAAGCCAACCAAAAGTTTCTCAACTGGTGGCTTTTCAAAACTCAATATAGACCTTAGTTATACTATGGGTGGATCTGAAACATCAAATAGTATTGAGGTCAAGTTTGAGGGTAGCCCGGATGGTGTTAACTATTACCAACTACCAGCAGATACAACAAGTGGTGGAACATCAACTATCAGTGCACGTGAATTCACTTATGTAGGAGCTGATGGGGCAAATGCTAAAATCGGTATTAGTTTAGACATCTTCTATGAATACATGCGTGTTTCTGTAAAGGAAACCGGTGTTTCTTCAAACAAGGGTACAATCTACGGGGAGGTTACACTTTCCGGTCAATAAAAATATGAGCACAACTCCAGAACAAGAGCGAAGGTTAGAGAACTTTCGTGCCCAATACAACACAATCCTGAATGATATCTATGTTGCGAATCATCAGATTGAGCAACTTCTTGAGCGTAAGAAAGAGATACTATCTGATGTTGATAGAATGTCAATCAACAAGAAGCAACTTGTCAAGGAGTTGGGATCTATAGTATCTAAGAAAGAGAGTCTAGAGCGTTCTATCGTTACAAGAGAGAAAGCAATAAGCAAACGGGAGGAGAATTCTGTCAATAGAATCAAAGAGTCATTACGTCAACTGGACGAACGGGAGGTCAAAACAAGGTCTATCGAACATGAAGTTGGTGCACGAGTAGGGATACTAGAGAAAAGCATCGTGGTTTTAGAGGAGCAGGAATCTAAACTTAACCAAACAATAAAAGGATTAGAATCTCGTGCTTCGGAACTCTCTGAGAGCATCTCGTTACTGACAAAGGAAAGTCTTGATCTGGAGGAAAAAATAGAGAAGATGGAATCGGAATCCCATGAAAGATTGTTCTCTGTTGAAAAACAAATAGGAGAAAAGGAATTAGAACTTGATAAACTTGCTTCTCTTACTGAGACTGAAAAGGAGAAAATACAGCTACCTCAAAGACTTCTGGAGGAAAGACAACAAATGCTAGATGAAAGGGAGCGTGTATTGCTAACTTTGGAGCGAAGACTAAAAGACTTGTTTAAGAGACACTTCCCACATATATCTCTCCCGTCTTCACTTCAACATGAAATCGACGAATAGACAGGAAAAATTCTATAAAGATTTGATCGAATCTTATAAGCGAGAGGCTCAGACTTTATCTGTTTTATTGGACAGCAAGAGGTCTGAGCTTATGCGTGTAGAGCGTTTATTAGCAGAACGGCTTGCCACACATGAGAAACGTAGATCGCAAATCGAAAACGATATATCTATTCTAACTAACAAGAAGACCCAGTTAGAAGGTGAAATTAAACCACGATTCACAGAACTTGAAAGACTTAGAAAGGAACTGAATCAGAAGGATATAGATCTTAAAGTTATAGAACGTCGCTATAAGAAGTTGTTTAATGATAAGGGGACTGATTTTAGACTATGAGCATAAGGATTCCACAAAACCCCGCAATAGGGGGAATAGATGAATTAACAAGTAGTGAAGAACTATTCATTAGTAATCTTGCTTCATTATCTTATGTAACAGGAGATATCCTATATTATGACGGTGCTAACCTGACCAGGCTGCCAATAGGTTCAGAAGGTCAGGTGTTGGAGGTTTCGTCAGGCCTTCCATCTTGGGAGACAGGTGGTGGAGGTGGTGGTGAAGCTAACACAGCTTCCAATCAGGGTAGTGGTGTTGGGGTATTCGACGAGAAAACTAGTGTAGACCTTGAGTTTAGATCTCTGGTAGCCGCGTCCAGTAAAGTTTCTATAACTCTTGATGATGTTAATGATGAGATAGATTTCGACATAGTGCCTGGAAATATTAATACCGGCGACCTTAACGATGACGGCGCTTTTGCACAAGCATCGCACACACATACTCTGGCTGATGTAACAGATAGCGGTGCGTTGGCAGCTCTCAACACTGTTGCTACAGCTCAAATTGATGACGATGCGGTTACATATGCCAAGATGCAAGACGTATCTGCAACAGATAGACTACTCGGAAGGGATACTGCTGGTGCTGGTGTAGTTGAGGAGTTAACACCCGCTGCTGTTCGCACAATGATAAATGTGGAGGATGGAGCGACTGCGGACATGTCTGATGCTGAGATCAAGACTGCATACGAAAACAATGCAGATACCAATGCATTTACTGACGCCGATGAATCAAAATTAGATGGTATTGAAGCAGGTGCTGACGTAACTGATACAGCAAACGTAACTGCTGCTGGTGCATTAATGGATAGTGAAGTAGATGCTGATATCAAGACACTAGCACTCCCTGCCAATACAACAATATCTACATTTGGCGCATCTCTGATTGATGATGCAAGTGCCTCGGCAGCGAGGACTACCTTAGGTGTAGATGCCGCTGGTACGGATAATTCAACGAATGTGACATTGGCAGGGTCCCTAGACTACCTAACACTGTCTGGCCAGGAAATCACCAGAAATGCAATTGACTTGGGTACTGATGTTACAAGTAACCTACCTATCGGAAATCTAAATAGTGGTACGGGAGCTTCGTCTTCGACATTCTGGCGTGGCGATGGCACATGGGCTACACCATCAGGAAGTGGTGACGTTTCTAAGGTTGGGACACCAGTAGACAACGAGATTGGTGTTTGGACTGGGGACGGGACAATTGAGGGAGACTCTAACTTTACTTGGGACGGATCGACAATGGATATTACTAGATCTACGTTTGGTAATAATCTAGAGTTACAAACCACTGATGCAGGTACAGCAGGGGCCTTACTCAGCCTTTATCACAATAGCGCGTCACCTGCAGCCAATGATGATGTTGGTCTAATATATTTCTATGGTGAAAACTCAGTCGGTGATAAGACTCTATATAACTTCATTAGAGCTGAAGTTGATGATACAACGGATGGATCCGAAGACTCCACATTCCAGTTTGGGACAATGGTGAATGGTAGTAACCAGGTCAGACTGACCGTGGGATCTGACATAAATGGTGTAACTGTAGGAAATAGTGCAGGTCCCGGTGTTGTTGAATCATTTGGAAACAACGATCTAGTTCTGCAAACAGGGAATGCTACAACAGGAGATATAACAATAACTGATGGTGCTAACGGAGATATAGACATTTCACCTAACGGCACCGGTGACGTCATACTTGGTAATTATACTTTCGATGGAGATCAAACTGTAGGAGCAGGACAAGATAACTATGTGATGACCTATGATAACAGTAGTGGTCTTGTAAGCCTAGAGGAAGCAAGCGGAGGGAGCGGAACGACTGTTACATTCTTCCAAGTAGAAGATGATGGTTCAACAGGGCAGGCGACAACAGGTAGCGCTGCCGATCTTGCAGGTATGTGGGGTACTCCTTCTCTCACAGATTCTGACTTCTCTTGGAATGGAACAACAGGTGTTCTCACGGTCAACACAACAGGTACCGTAGAATTCGATATTAAAGTTAATGGGTGGCAGAACTCTAATAACCGCCAGGAGCTTCACGTGCAACTTGTTCAGGGTTCTTCTACCGTTCTTGTTGAAGATGCAAACTATTCATCAAGAAACAATACTCAGGATGAGGGTGGTGCTTACATCCACGGATTTAAGGTTGCTGCCACAGCTACAGACACCTTCAAGATAAGGGTGTTTGACATCGGTGTGTCATCAACAATTGGGGCGAGTAACGTGGCTGGTCAAACATACTTCTCAGCTAAACTCTACACATAACAGCAAACTGAACATTGATTATAAGCTTATTTTATGTTATAATATAACGATATGAGTATAAGAATTCCACAAAATCCAGCTATAGGAGGTATTGATGAACTCACAGCAGATGAGGAGGCCTTTCTTCAAAATTTAGAAGGGCTTTCTTATGCACAGGGAGACATACTGTACCATAATGGTACCAATTTGACAAGGCTTGCCGCTGGTACGTCAGGTCAATTCTTGAAAACTAATGGTGCTGGAGCGAATCCAGAATGGGCTGCCGGTGCAGGTGGTGGGTCTGGAAGCATGACTACTGTTAAAGAATCAGGTGTACAGGTCGGTGGTTCCGACATTGTTACACTAGATTTTGGATCTGGATTTGATATATCTGAGTCACCAGATACCGAGATTAACATATCTCTTGATTTCAGCGAGGTGGCGGGCCATGACTCATTTACTGACTATGTAGCAGGAGAACACTTCTTGCAGTCAGCAATCGTAGAGACTGGCACCGTTACGACAGGAACTTGGGATTCTTCATTCGGTAGTACCGCACAGGAGAATATAGAAGACATTGCTGGCGCTATGTTCTCTGGAAACACTGAATCGCTCATAACCGCCACATATCAGGATGGTGATGGGACCATTGATCTTGCTGTGGAGCCAAACCTATCTAACTACACCAATGATGCTGGTTTCATAACAGCTACTCTAACAGAAGAGGAAGTTGAAGACTTTGTAGGAGGAATGGTTACTGGAAACACAGAGACTGGTATATCTGTAACTTACCAAGATGGAGACGGTACACTGGACTTTGTTGTATCAGACTTGACCGTTGCCGGAGATAGTGGATCTACTGGAATGACTCCAGGAGACACACTAACCATTGCTGGTGGAGAAGGTGTTGATACTTCAATGTCTGGAGACACACTAACCATAGCTGGAGAGGATTCAAGTACAACCAATAAGGGGATCGTTGAGCTTGCGACTGCTGCAGAAACAACGACTGGAACAGATACCACGAGAGTAGTTACACCTGACGCATTTGCCGGTTCTGATTTTGGTATACGATACATACAGGCTATAATAACGAACTTCACGTCAGACACGGCCACAGGAGATGGTCAGTTTTATCTACACGTACCAGCAGGAATGGATGGTATGAATCTTGTCGAAGTACATGCGGAGGTCATAACTGCTGGGACAACTGGGACAACCGATATCCAGATTCATAATGTGGATAATGCACTAGATATGCTTTCTACAAAGCTAACTATTGATTCAGGAGAGACCGGATCAGATACAGCAGCAACTGCGGCAGTGATCAATACGTCTAACGATCATGTGAATGAGCATGATGTTGTTCGTATTGATGTCGACGCAGTAAGTACAACACCTGCACAGGGACTTATTGTCACATTAGGATTCCAGCTCCCGTAATATGAAGAAAAATCTTAACCTGAACAAAAAGAAACTATCTGTTAAGGACAAGTTGCGAGAGATCACTAAGGTTTCCGAAGGTGAAAACATGTCAATAGAAGACGTAGAGAACTTTGTCATAAAATCAGCTACGGATATAAAGATATGGCGTGATCGAAGTGTAGATCAAACAACATATGTGGAGATAGAACATGAAGGAAAGAAAACAATAGCCAAGCTAGATGACCTTCGGTCGATAGAGGAGAATCTTGATAACTCGGACCAATTTAGAGAAACGATCGAGAAGATAATCAATTAATATGACATACGCACCATCAAACTCGTTAGATGTAACAACAGCAGGAAATGTAAGTGTCGGAGATGACACTGATTTTGACCTTGGATCTACCTGGACAATTGAGGGGTGGTTTAACATTGATTCGTTTAATACTCTCAACGTGTTGGCTGGTAAATGGCAAACGAGCGGTAAGAACCGTTCCTATGGTGTCCGTATTTATGATGATTCCGGTGACAAAAAACTACAAAGCTTCACCGACGCCAATGGTGCGGCTGGTAGCGCCACTGTAGCAACATCTGATATTGTAACTATAAATACCGGAACTTGGTATCATGCTGCATTTACCTGTAGTAGCGGTACACCCGGATTTTACTTGGATGGTGTAGATGTTGAGAATGGCGGGTCTCTTGATACACCCCACAACGGAACTGCAGACTTTGTGTTGGGTGCTGAGCGTACAGATGGTACAGATGGATTTGATGGAAAGATGGGTCTATGGCGGGTTTGGAAGGGTGAGGCACGATCACAATCTGAGATCCAAGATAACTGGTGTACACTTTTAGGAAGTACTACAAATCTTTCTGCAGAATACTCGCTGGATAATGTTCTTACTGACAACTCAGGAAATGGACACACACTATCAAGTAATGGAGGGGATAGTTTTTCAACAAGTGTGCCATCAGTATGTGTAGGGACATTTACACCTAAGGTAATATTCTTCTAGATTATGGGTCCAACAACAACTGTAACAAAAGTGTTTTTCAAAAATATCAGCTATGGAGCAGCATTTATGTTTGGTCTGTCTTCTTTACCAGTCGAAAGCTTTGTTATATTTGGTGGACTTGTTGTATTAGATACAGTAACAGGAGTTATAAGAAGTATTATATTAAAAGGTGGGAAGAGTTTTACGAGTATGAAACTGACGAGCGGGGTGGTTTCAAAGCTCTTGGTTATATTAGTTCCCTTGGTTATAGCCTGGGCTGGTAACGGATCGGGTATAAATTTGTTGCCACTCGCAAAAGGTGCCTTATCTATGCTTGTGCTAGCTGAATCATACTCAATTATAGGTAATATACACGCTATTAGGACTCGGAAAGATACAGTCGAGTTTGACGCTATAGCAGCTATACTTGGATTTGTCAAGTCGAATATCGAAAAATATCTACGAGTTTCCACTAAGTCAGATAAAGATTAATATGAATCCAGAAGAACTACAAATAAAAATAGATGAGCTTGAGGATAAAATATCTTCAATGCAGAAAGAAAAGATTACGATGACTGGCAAGTTTGAGTCACGTATAGCCGAACTGGAACGTCTCATGCTAGAACATAATCATACAGGGTTTGATGGTACGGGTACTATAACTAGTACACTTGAGCTTTCACCATCTGAGACGGTGAAGATTGGAAACTTTGAGATGGTCGAGCTTACAAAGCAAAATGTCAATCCATATGGTGAAGAGATCAATGGGTTCCTACTTGTTGGTAAGGATGAACAGGCTGACGATGGTATCTATAACTCACAGGTAACTATACAGCACCAGGAGTATACTAATAACTCCACAAATCAAACATTCATGTTTGGTTATAGAGGGCCTTTATTTCAAGGTGGAGACGCCACAATTAGTTCTGGTGGTACTACAATGAATACGAAAGAACAAATATTTCAAACTAATGAACTCGATGGAGCCTATCTTTTAGTTGAAGATCCTACTGATGCAAGTTCTTATGAGGTATTTGAGATAGCATCTAACACTAGAAATGACATCACTATAACTGGTGGAACCTGGGGATTCAACACGACGGGCAATGCCTTATGGTTCGTTTTTGTACCAATCTATCTCGGAAGTGCGAACTATCCTTGGCGACGTGTTTATACTGGTTTAGGAAGTCCAGGAGGTGTACGATTTGGGTTTGGAGATACTGACGGAGGGCAGAATGGGTTACTTTATATGAATTCAAGTGGTTCATTGGTATGGAGGGATCTTAATTCTAATGAGACAACCATTGTCACAGGCGCATAATCGTGATATAATATAATTATGAGAAATAGACCACCAGCACAACCGTAATATGGCAAATAAATTGATCGACCTTTCCGGATTGGGAGGGCTTACAACACGATATCATGGGGATTTAAATGACTCATCTGGTCAGCCGAATCTTCGATACCTTGGTAACGACAATCAGTTTGCCTCTGGTATATTTAACCCATTCAAAAAACATGGGTATATTTCTCCTGCTAATAACACATTCACTTCAATTACAGGTACAATATCAGACGAGATAGGATCTGTAGTATTTGACTCTGTAACAGACCAAGCTCTATTTGCAGAGATTGGTCAATATATACGAACCCTTAGTTCCGGCCTAGATGATACATCTCTAAGTGAATACTACGACGGCGTATCAACAAGAGAGTTCCTAGACATGGAGATGTACGAAGTTGCTGGTAAACGAGCTTTAGTATATTGTAGTCGAGGTAACGATACTGATAACTTACAGAATATGACTGTAGGATTCTATGGTATTGATTCCGATTCAGGTGCACGACATCTTGAGGCTGCAGTTATCGCTTCTGGAATTGATAATACCGCTGAAATCTCAAACAGTGCCAACACACAGAACCAGAAGTTTGCACAGAAGATAACAAATGCTGATGTTGGATCAAGTATTAACAGAGTGCGTGTTAGACTGGGTGCATTGGGTAGCACAACAACATACACCATTAGGATAGGGATACAAGCCGACAGCTCGGGTGATCCTAGCGGTTCATATTCAGCTTTCGCAGATGTTGATCCAGCAGATCTGATTGCAGGTAACTTTGATGGTCAGGATATATACGTTGATCTATCATCGACAGTGAGCCTGCCTGGGTCTACTTCATGGTTAGTTGTAGAGGCTACAGACTGGTCAGATATGACTGGGACTGCCACAAATGGATTCACATGGTATAGAAGCGATGGCGATAATAGTCAATATGCGAATGGTGAGGCTAGGGCTTATGATGGCACGGTTTGGAATGATGCAGACGCTTCAACCAGTGAGTCCTTTGACTTTTCTCTAATATCATTGGCTAATAATGGTTGGGTGCCAGAACATATCACTGGTAACGCAGCTATTGATAATAAGGACGTTAATCTCAGCCCACAAAACGCATTCATCGAGAAAGCTGATAATGGTATCCTCTATTGGTTTGTAGACAACGTAGTGCACGGTATTGATGGCTCTATAACTGGAGGTAATCTTGGTACGCTTAATGCTAACGCTATTACATTTCCATCATACCTGCAATGTGTCGATGCAGTCGATACTGAAGGTAAACTACACATAGCTCTACATTCTACACGTGGAGCGACAGCCTCAGACGACGATAGAACCTTTAATGGAGACGTAACAGGCGTATACATATGGGATAGACAGTCTACGGTCCTTAGAACGCGGAATTTCGTGCCTATGCACGGTGTGAGAGAGATATCTAACCTATTTGTTGATCCAGATGGGGACGTATTAGCTATTGTGATAAACAACAGCAGATTTGCAGAGCTAAGAATGCTAGTCAATGGGCGCTTCAAGAAGATAGCATCTATGGAGACGGACGCTATGCCACGATACAGGAAGTCAGTAGACATCATTAATAACGCAGTCATCTGGCAGGGTATAAACGGTATGATCTATGCATATGGTGCGGTTGAAACAACTTCTGATAAGGAACTATACATCATTGGTGATGTGAGTGGTGAGGCTGCCGGTACATTCAAATCAGGTACTCTCCTAGTCGGACATGAACAGTCAGGAGATCCAAGACAAGGTGTATTCCTTACATTTACAGATAACGGTACAGCTAAGGTGGTAAAATGGTATCCTAATGGCGAGGGAACAATCGACTCTAATGCACAGAATCCACACCAAGGTGACATTTACACCCTTGTACAGCCTCTAGACGCCTTCTCAACAGTGCACGAGATTGATCTATTCATGATTCCTGGCACAAATACAGGCTCTACTACAGTAGCTAACCTTAAAATATACTTCAACCAGAGTTCAACTCCTTGGGCGACTAAGGCTATAACACAGGACGACATAGCCCGAGGATTCAAGGAAATACCAGTTAATAAACCTAATGTAAGCTTTGTACAGCTTGAAATCGAATATGTTACGAGTCATACTCTTGGTACTGACGATTTTGTTCCTATGTATGCTCAGATTATGCACGAAAAGGAACCAAGATTGAGGCCATAAAACTGGATTTTTATCAAATTATGTGTTATAATATATAACTATGAGTGTTACAGTTGCTAATATCAAAACATTATTTAATACCTATACTGGTGACGATTCTACTGATCGCATCAGTGATAGTGAGAAGTATGGTTTCATAACCGAGGCTACAGCCTGGCTTTTAGAGGAGCTTGGAAATGAGCACATGGTTAATACCTACACTCTTCAATATCTCGATGGTGTGAATAGATACAAGGTAACTACAGCACTTTCAGATCTGTTAATAGGTGCAGATCTGCGACGAGATGCAGACTTACATGACGAATCCTTCACACGGAAATCACCTAGAGAGGTTGCCGAAGAGATTGGTCAGGATAACAAAGAAAGTGTCTGGGCTGTCGAAAGGTACGATGGTGACGCATTTATAGTAATTAACCATGAGTCAGAACACTCACGTATAGTTCTGTCAACACTCGACAATACTACAGACGGAGGTGGCACATGGACTGCAGATACGTCTGGATCGGATGCACCGATCGTGACTGGGAAAC